CGGTGAGAGTCTTCTTGCTCTTGCCCAAGGGTATAACAGTAATGTTGAATGCGTAGGTCTTTACAAATTACAGATTGAGAAGATTAAAAAGAATAAACAGGACAAGCTTTTTATCTATAAACAGGAACAAGACAATGCCAAATAGTGGAGAACACGCAGCCGAAGTAACGGTGATATCTAGTGACCGTAGGATGAATGGTTATTTTGAAAGAGCAGCCCTGTTTTTAATTGGCATTGTTCTGTCTCTAACAGTGTGGGCTTTTCAGGAACAAGGAAAGAAGATAGAAAGGCTTGAGACTACTGTAATCATGCTACAAACTACGAAAGTAGACAAGGCAGATTTAAGGGATTTGGAAGATAGGATCAACTCTAAGATCGACGGTATGAAGAGTGACATCATTCAGCGACTTGATCTTTATTTTAAGAGAGAAGTAAAATAACATTTACAACGGTAGAGGGTGACTTATGCTGTGGACGATTCTCGACCGGGCCGTAAATCTGGCATTCTTAGTGCTTGCAATAACAATCATTACAGTGCTAACAAAGACTGGCAACCAAGATTATGATAACAATACACTACATCTTAATCTGCAAGCATCTGAGAAAAGAATACAAAAGGTGATTGATAATAATCTTAGGTATGTAGAGGGACGTGTAAATGGAAATGCACAAACTCAGGATGAGTATCAAGTCTCCACTTCACGAAGATTGGATTTGGTGGAGAGGAAGCTAAAAGCTTTAGAGAGTGAAAATAAAGGATTAAAGAGTCAGAGCAAGAATGTTAATAGCATCTTGATTCAGAACTCAGGCAACAACGTAGTTTCTAATTAGCTGGTGCAACTATAAAAAGGGAATTGGGTAGCCAGCAGTTTAAATAAAAAGAGGGTGTTAAATCACTCCAGTGAGCTTGCCTCACGCCTCGTAGAAAAACTTAGCCCCCTCCTTACGGTTGGGGGCTTTTTATTGCCTGTTGTTTATGCTATCTCCTTTTCTTGAACTACATAGTTTTCGTAACGGTCAATGAGAGCTTTAGCTACACGGAGGTCTGTTTGTTCAGAGGCGAGTTTGAGGGACAATTCTTGCTTATATTTAAGCCAAGCTCGGTGTGCTTGTATCTCGGTATCAAACAGCCCAAGGTACTTTCGTTTCCCCGTCCCGTCATTGCACATTGCCGTAAATTTATTAGCCACCTTGTGCCAATAAACTCCAATCATCCACTGCCCACGGGAAGCGTTAGATTCAGTCAAGAATACATTAACTTTATGGTTTATGAATACACACGTCTCGGGGCTATAGATTTTATTATTGGGAAATAGGATATCCTTGTCAATTTCCATTCCTTCCCAATCTTGTTGCGCCATCCAAGCCTTGAAGGTGCTGAACCTTAACCAGTCTTCTGAGACAGAACAACCTATATAGGTGGGCCGCACTTCTTGGTATTTAGCTGAGTAGCACCGCCGAAGCATCGGCTTCCATTTCTCATAAAAGGGGCAAATCCACACAAGCTTCTGCTTCTTCTTTCCATCCTCATCAACGATGGTGATTTTCTCTTGCACTCGGTAGTCAGCATCGTTGATCCCGACGCCATAAACCAACTTCTCTTTCTTTCTCATAAATCCTCCACAAACAAAAGAAGCCCCAATTAAGGGGCTTGTAAATTAAGACAACAAATCTTTCAGTTCATTATACCCACCAACATATTCCCCATCTTTAGTAATCTGTGGAAGAGTGCGTGGGACAACCCCATACTTACCAATCATCTCAATCAGATCATCTTTGGAATAATCTACATCAAGCTTCTTGTATGTAAACTCTTCTCCGCTCTGCTTTAGAAGCTCTACGGCTTGAACGCAGTATGTACAATCTTCTTTACCATATACAGTGAACATTAATTTCCTCCTTACAGTTCAAAGTCATCAAAGTCAAGATTATCTGTGTCATCTTTCACAGAACCAATCTTATAGGAAGTAATCTGAATCTCTTGTGGAGCTACTTGCATCTTGGAGCTGTCAATGTATTTATCCATGTAACTGCAAGGATTCTTTTCAATCACTTCAAAGTCAAAGGGAATACCCAGAGCAACATACAAAGGACGTGCCATGTAAAGCGTATATTCTTTAAGTAGTCCAGATGTAAGACCAATCACTTGACGCCCTTCACTGAACAAGTAGTCGGCATTACTCAGCTCTTGGTTTGTGATGGCATCCAAAACAGACTTAATGTCTGGAGCCAACTCTTTAAAAGTGTTCACCCACTCAGGACTTTGCTTTAGGATATTAAGAATTGCGTAGTCCATGCGGGTATGCAGCACTTCATCACGAGCAATCAGGGTCACCAAGCTACCAATACCCTGAAAGATTCCAGTCTCTGCAATGGCAAACGTGACAGCAAAGCTACTCATAAATGCAATGGCTTCGAGGGCAAACAGTGCAGCGAATGCCAGAGCAATAGCTTTGCGTTTTTCCTCAATTGTTGCATCCACTGGTAGAGCTTCAAGCTGGTCAAAAGCTTTAACAATAGCACCACTACGAGAGACAATATCCATGTTGTTGTACGTGTCACGTAGCACTTGGTTTGGATTAACCACCGTCTGCTTTACAATGTGACTGTATGTCCGAGCGTGAATTGTCTCAAAGAAAGACCAAGCGTTAATCAAGCCCTCAAGTTCAGAGTTGGTAACATAACGCATAAGCAAACCAGCAATAGACTTAGAAGCCACGCTGTCTGCAAGATGTTGCCATGAGATTGTTTTCACCATAAGATCAACAACATCTTTAGGTGCATTCATCATATCCTGCTTGTCTTGTGTCAGAGACACTTCGTTCTCATTCCAAATCTGACTGACCTGCTTTTGATACAAGTCTTCAAGTTCTGGGTAAGCGATATTTACTGTGTCAAATAATCCCAAATCTTCCCCAAGGAACAGTGGGTATTTACTGCTTTCAAACCCTTTATTTTGTGCATTAAAAACTGACATTTCTTCTCCTAAAAAGAGGGCTGTTTCCAGCCCTTACAAAGTTTAAAGCTTACAACTCTCACAGGCAGACTCTTCCACTTCTCCCATGCTGAGCATTTCCTGAACACCGCCACCATTCCAATCGCGAGTGTTCATGTAGTATTGCGTCTTGTTGCCACCCTTGGCTTGAGCTACCCATTCCTTCATAAGCTCACTCAAAGGCTTCTTCTCATCGGCATACTGACTTGGATCAAAGTAATAGTCTGCACTAATAGCCTGATCTGTGAAGTCCTGAACACGCGAGTAGTAGCGAGACAGGGTGATATTATCTACACCCCAAGCTAACTTCTTATCCGGTGTCCAATCCTTAGAGATATATTGAATAATACCTTTACGGGACTTCTTGTTAATCACCTTCTGCCGTGGTGGGTAGAGGCTGTTATCCGCATCACAGAATACCGCACTTGACTCTGTAGGCATGTGAGCAGCAAGAACAGAATGCTTACGAGTCTTACCACGCAATGCTTCCCAATCTAGCGACAAATTGTACCCTTTGTTTACTCGTGTATCAATAGGCAACCAATCTTTTTTAATCCCTTCTACACCATACCCGCTTTCTTCAGCAAGTTTTTGTGAAGCCTTCAAAAGATAATAGTAATGGGTTTCAGCAATTTTACTTACAAAGCTGAAAGATTCTTCACTACCATCATAATCCAATCCCTCCCGATACAACGCCCCAGCCAACCCCGTAATACCAATCCCTGCACTGCGACGACGCATGATGCTGTTCTTCATTGAAGCTGTCATCATTGGCGCTTTGTCAATCATCTTGTCTACAGCACGCAAAGCAACTTCAGCCACATGCTCATACTCTTCAAAACTTACTTTACCAACATTAATTGCTGAAAGTGTACAAAAAGCAGTTTCAGCTTCCGACTCTTCGGCATACAAGTCTTGCATATTCTTGTAAGCTTTTGTGGGAAGGCATATTTCTTGGCACAAATTTGACAGCCGAACAACATCAAGAAAGGGTGTATGCTCATTAACCCGTGTTACGTTAATTGAATACATCCGCCCCGTTTCGTTCCGAGCAATCAAAACACTCTTAAGCAAGTCACGAGCTTTAATCTTCTTAGCTTTCTTTCCGCTACCAAGGGTGTAAGCTACAGTAGCATTATACTCTTCGGCTTTAGCTACATAGAAAAGATTATGAATCTCTGGTGCTTCAATAAGGTCAAACAGATACCAGTCTTCATTATTGATAACAGCCTGTAAGAAAGCATCATTATAAGCAAAGCTGTAATCCATCTTATCCAGACGAGTTTCGATATCCACCCGCTGAGTTTTCCAAAGAACAATACTTTCTACTTCAGGATCAATACACTTAAAAGTAACTGTAGCACTACCGCCACGGCTAATCTGAGTAAACATCTTTACAGCTTTGTCGAGGGTAGAATAAATCGGGTGTTTACCCAAATGCTTTACAGCCCCACCTTTAACTGGTGCCCCTTTCGAGCGCGTATCAAACTCAATACCGATGCCTGCTTTCTTTGCCGTCATCTTATAGGCAATGTGCTCGGCAACACCAATACTATCTACGCTATCCCCTCCGGTGATAATGCAGCAACTAATGGTGTCAAAATCCCCTGTACGGATGCCATTAAGTGCAGGTGTTGGTAGATTTACTTTCCCTTCTACCAAAGCTTTAGCAAGATCAAAAGCTTCTTGCGTATCGCCATGCAAACCAAGACCAATACCAATGCAACCAATGTGAGGAGTTTCTACAGGTACATCATCCTTACGGATAGCGTACTTATCTCCCCACTGAACGATCTGCCAATATTCTAAACGATTAGGGAAAATCTCTTCATACCAAGATTCCCAAACAGGGTTGTATGCAGGCATTGTGTTTACATCCCACACACCATTTAGAATCATTGCATCATAAATATCTTTGAAACTTCCTCGGTCGCTAACACCAAGCAAACGTTCCATGTTCTTACGAAGGCTTGCTTGTTCAAGTCGTGCAGCAATACGTGAATAGTTAATGTCTTCTTTATCTAAGCAAACATTAATCATCATTTGGTGAATATCAGAAGCCTTGGCAATCTCTGGAAGACGCTTGTAGGTGGACATTGCAATCTCAGACCAGTCCCCGCCAGTCTTAGTGGCATATTGTGCCCACTTGTTCAACTTCTCAGCTTTAAACTCTTCAATAGAGCCATCATATTTAATAACACTCTTAAGCACAATTTCCTCCTAATTAGTAAGGCTTAGATGCCTTTTGATTTCTCACGTTGAACCACTTTACGAGCCATATTATCATCAGCCCATGTCCGATCAGATGCACCCTCACGCCCCATGGACATTAGCTCTGCTCTAAGAGTTGGGTCTTGAATAGCATCAATGTGAGCCTCTTTAGAAGCAATCCCGCTACGCAAGTATTCACGATCTGTACGTTCACTCCCTTCAACTCGTGGCCCATTAAAAATAAAGGGCTTATCTGCTACAGGTCGATGTTCACAACTTACTACTTGATAGGGTTGTGCTGTATCAATTCCAGCTTCAAAAATAATCTTTTCAAACGCTTCTTTATCTTCTTGCTCCACTGCTTTCTTAAAAGGTGGATATTGCATCATCGTATAAAAACTCAGCGACTTATGTACACTCATTCTTCATCCCCCACTTCATACATACTGCATTCATCATCAATCCAATCACGAGCAACATCCAGCCAAGCGGCTTGTTCTACCTTATTGTCCATCTTTAGCTGCTCAATCAGCTCCTCGACCTGCGCTTGAGCGTGATTCATACCTTCACGAAACCCTTTATGAAACTCCAAACTAGAGGTTTCATGTGTAAACATATCTTCTCGCACCGTCATAATATACTACTCCTTAACTGTTATAAAACTCTTGTGGTGAAACACCTTCTTCAAAACTTTCTTTTACATCGTCAATCATATCCACCAAGTCCTTCTCGCTTCTTGTAGAGGTTAACAAGATCATTGCAATATTGTGTGAATGTTCCACCGTAGTTCATATTATTTCTCCAACATCTCTTCAAGGAAGGGGAAGTGCTCAATAACAGCAGGTTTAATGGCACGAGCTAAGTATACGTGCTCTTTCTGGGTTACACCAGCATCATCCCGAACATTTAGATAAGTAATCACTTGCCGCAAGGTTGCATTGGTAAACATATAACTCATTGTATTACCTTCGGGGTAAATAACCCGTACACACTCCTTAGCAATACCTTGTTCAAGTCCCCATGCAGCATGTTTCTTCACAAGATCAATCACTTCTTGCTGTCGATTCTCCCACTCAAGCATTGTGTCAAAGTGTTCTTTAGATTTGTAAATGTCAAGGTCAAAACTATTCTGTCGGTTCTTGTTGTCTTGCAGCCGAGTCTCGCGGATAATAAAGTCTTGAGCTACCGCATAACGCTGACTGAACTCCTGAAACTTCATGCTGCTATGACGTAGCACTTGACGAGCAATATCTCGTGGTACGTCAATTTCAATAACCACGTTCGCCATGTCAAACACAGACCAATGATGGTGCTTCATGCAATACTTAAGCAAACCGGCAGCAGTCTCAAAGTTAGTTTGGTTCTGCGGGGATGACACACGAGCACAGTAAGAAATAATACCCTCACTGTCTGGAATAAAATCAACTGTTGGTACAGTCACCCCCACCACACGAGCTTTGATAAAATCAAAATACTTTGGATCATAATTAGACAACTTCTTCTCCTCTTGTTGCTTTCTTGGCAACATCCCTTCCAATCTACAAGAAGCTTCGTAATTAGAAGCCCTCACTTTTCTGTAATAATCTCTTTTCTCTTCGAGTGTAGCCATAAGCTACTTAAACTCATTAGGTACAAAGACGCTAAGGTCTGGACGTTCGTGGTGTTTAAGCTTCATCACCTTGCTGTCTTCATTACGACAAACAGTGTAATACGTCTCCCCATCATACACTGTAGTTTCAATATAAGACCCCACCCCTTTCTGTTCAAGAGCTTCTTGAGATTCTTTAGCGTATGTATAGCTTGTGGTGTATTTCTGAGAATTGTTAGAGCATACAGCCTCAATAGCTCCTTTAACATCTACCCCATAAGCTTCAAGCAATTGTCCAAGGTATGTGTTGGTGTACCAGATATCACAGTATGCATCCAATAGCTCTACAATGTCTTCATCACGACTTGCCTCAAAGCCTTCCAATGACTCCTCATACACCAATGCCGCTTGTTGCTTTAGTTGCTTCCAAACCTCCCACAAATCCCCTTGAACAACACCATTATTTGCGATGACATTGAACTTCTTTACTTCTGACTTACTCACTTCTTCTCCTTAGTTTTATTTACACAGATTTTGATACTTTTCATAAAGCTCTTTGTATTTATCAGCTTTCTTCAACTCTTGCTGAATGTCATCTTTGCCACCAGCCCGTAGTTTATACTTGAGTAGGTTGCCAAAGCAATACCCCTTGAACATTTCTTTTGTCATTGATGATGCAATCACTTGAATGGCTTCAATGTCATCAAACAAAGCATAGTGACTTGGTGAGTTTACCATATCTTTACTGTCTTGGATAGTAGATCTTTCAGCAGGATTCACATCAACCACTTCAAAATCCTCCTTAGTAAGTGCCCACTTCTTGCCGTGGTGTGTGAAATATACTTCCTCTACGCTGCCCATTTTTGTTATGAACACACCAATATCGTGTTCACTGTCTTTATACAATCCTTGGTAGGCATATTTACCTGTGGTTACACGTATCTTCATTTCCCATCATCCTCCATTATACGTTGTACTGATTCTTTGAATCTCTCAAGCTCAAAAATACGCTTCTCCAATATTTTAATGTATTCTTTCAAAGCTTGCAACTCTGCTTCATTATTATTTACTCTTTCGTACAGACGGTAATCCACCATAATAAATCACCCCCTACACAAGCAACCATAACATAAGCCCAACCACAACAAAAGAAAAGATGATTATACTCCACCCATCCCAACCTAAATGCGGGCCTGTCTCAATCCACCAATCTTCGTCTCTCATAACTCTCTCCTGTAGATGTTGCACATCCTTGTGCTTTGTGTTAGTCACTGCGGGAGTAATCCCAGCTGTTTATTAGTACCGAAATCTCCCCCTGTAAGTTCCCTAACCTTTTCGTCATATCGTAATGCCAGCACAAGTGGGTCATCCGAATAACCAAGATGGTAATAAGTACCTTCAAAACCTAGAGCCGCTTTATATTTACCTTCTGCTGTATTGAAAGAAACTCCCTTATACGGACTGGTCACTCCACTCTTGGGTTTTCTCCTATCGCGGCTTTGTTTATCCAGCCCCACCCATTCACAATTATCTTTAGAGTAGTCCTCATTAACATCTATACGGTTCAGCGTTAGGCCTTCCGGTTGCTCACCCATATCGTCTAAGAAGCATTCAAACGCAACCCATTCAGCGGGATAACTGACGCCTCGTGCGCCATAATTAACAAATGCCGGGTGATTTTCATCGTCACACCTTGCCTTCATATTACGCCAACAAATGTATGTAGGGGTATTGGTCATCCCGTGGGAGCGGGCGACACCCGTATTATTCACAGATTGAAGTTTTGCGTTTTCTTTCTGTAAACACCCACAAGACCTAGAATCTCCCTTGCGGAGCGAGCTAGCCCTTTTCAAGACTAGCTCAGTGTTTCCACATGAGCACTTGCACCAATACTGATATTTGTTTTCATTGGTCTTTTCTTTGGCCTCCTCCACAACAGTAAGTCTGCCAAAAACTTCACCTACTAAACTAACTTTCTTTCCCATATTTATCCATAATAAAGTCTAGAGAAACAAAAGATGGTAAACCAAACCCATCCTTTACCTCATGTAGCATTGTTAAACCTCGGAAGTGGAAGTTGCCCTGATAGCCTTTATAGGCTTCATCGTGTGGGTAACAGGCACCATTAATAATCCCAATCTGCATCTGTCCATCTAGTGTGGGGCGAATAGCTACATCAAGCAATTGCTTGTGCCCAACGACGAAGGATTTTCCTACAGATTTCAACTGGTTAAGTGCAGTACCGCCATACGGCTTACCTGTAAAGGGATTAGCTAAGTAATGCACATAGTTAATTCCATCTACTTCTGCTGGCTTTAGGTAAGGGTAAACTTCCCAACCATACGCTTCCAGTCCAAGTTGTTCTGTCCCAATGAAGCCTGTGAACTCGGGATTATCATTAGCAAAACGGTCAGCACGAGCCTCGTGGTTCCCGACACAAAAAATCATACGAGGATTATAAGCCTTTTTCTTTGATTTGCGAGCATTTTCTTGTGCTCGGCGAATCGGTGCCATAATCAAACGCATGCCTTCGTGACCAGCTTCCAAATCTTCTTTAACCCGCCGACCCTCAAAGCTTTTCTTTCCTTTATCGTAACTACTCAGACTCTCAAAGTCGAAGTGGTCTCCTATGTGGATAATCACGTCTGGTTTTTTGTGTGCAATGTATTCACCAATAGCTGTCAGGTAAGACAGATCGTGATGAGGCTTGACCTGCGTGTCCGCTATGACCAAATGTTTTTTACTCAAAATTAATCCCCCTTACTATAATCTTTATTAGCAAAAATATTCTCAAGAATCTCACAGAAAGCATTAGCTACAGCATCCATAGCCTCACCTTTCTGATAGCTATTAAGCGTATGAAACCCTGCTTGAATATCCCGTACATTCCTTACGTAATCTTGCCAAGGGAAGGGCTTTGCAGCTTCATCAGATGTCATTGCTTTCTTACTAAAGATATCTATAATGTCGCTCATACACCACTCCTCACAAGCTGTTCCACCCATACGTGATAGAAAATCGAAGCCTCGATAAATTTCTCAAGAAGAAGATAATTAATTACACGCATCACGCACCTCCGTTGGATAGATTACATCTGTAGGTCGTGCGTAGTAATCTTTGGCTGCGGAGGAAATCTGCTCACTGAACACGTTAAGGTCCATGTTTCCCTTGATTACAACGTTGTTAGCGGCATCTTGAGGTTGCAATAGCTTTTCAATGTTCTCGATTTTAGCTTCAAGCTTAGCGAAAGCTACCATCATGTTACTGTATTGTTCGTTAGTCATTCCAAGTGCTCCCATTCTCAAGTGCATTCTCCACAACTTCAGTCCAATGACCTCCGCCGTTATAATGATAAGTATTGAAGTCAATGCTACCATCTTCGTTTTGCTTTGCTTGACCAAACCCGTAAAGCTCTCCTCGCTTAACTTCCCACTCAACAGAATACACTTCCCCATCAATAAGCTGCCAATCATTATCGTGCAGTAATTCATCTAAAGTGTCTTCGTCGTAGTTTTCAAGGTCAAGATTGATAGGGATCAGCTTGCCCTTGTTATGTTCCATATCACTCATTTTCAATCTCCTCTCTCAACAAATCTGTGATTTGAATCCTTCGTTTAGCTTGGCTGCTGGCAGGAACAACACCTTTAGCATTTAGCCAATCAACATCCATCTTTTTCTTTACAAGATCAATGGCTATCTTTTCCACTCTTGCCTCCTCAAAAGATATTCCCTGCTTCTCACAATGACTCTTAATTTTATGACACGCCTTATCGACGAACTGTAAATCATCAAACGACACACATACAATGTTCTCTACAAATGTTTGTATGTCATCTAGATCGTTCAGTGAGTGGTTTCCTGTTATGTGGTCCACATTCATTTCACTAAGAGGAAAGTCATTACCACACAAAGCGCATGTAGCCCCCCACACTTCCTTTACCTTACCCCGAGGATTGGGATTTACGATTTTCTTTCTGTTCTTCTTGATAAACTCCAATTTAATTGGTGAGCGGTTCCACAAAGCTCTGCGTATGCCCCCACGAAGAAAGCTTGTAAAAGCAGACTTGGATTTCCAGATATTTGAATGCTCTATCCAAGGCTCTTTCATGTAAGTCCCTCATAATACTTATCCCAAGTAAACACTTCTCCTTCATAGCGTTGCAGGTAAAGAAAAAAAGCATTATCTTGTAGACGTTGCTGCCAATCATCAGACCAAGCTTGTTGATAAGCATCTACCACACGACCAGCCATTTCCTTTTCTGTTGTTGCACCACCAAGAATCTTTTCCGCTGTAGCTGGACCAACACCATTGACACGGATGTTATATTGCTGCTTTGTGATATTAGCAAGCTTTAGCACACCGTCGATGTTATCTGCACCATCACCAATCAGGCATTGTGTTAGATAAGCGTTGGTTTGTGCAAGCCCATCATTCCAGAAAATACCATCTTCAAGCTTGTTATAGTTAAGTAAAAACCCTCTTGAATTAGCTTGGATGTCTTTATCACAATATGCCACGACATACTTACTGTCGCTTCTTTTACGTGTCTGTAGTGCCTTGTTATAGCCTTCCCAGGCCATTATATTAACGGTATCGTCAGTCTCTCGCCCTTCTGAGAGAATAACACGCTTTTTATACTTCTTGATAAAGAAATCTCTGCATTCTTGGAACAACAGAGGTTTCTCTGTCCGTTGTGCTTTGTATTGGACATAAGGTGTTTGGTAATCCTTTCGGAAATTCCCTTCACCTTCAATGCACACAATGAAATCATCACAACCACCAGCTTCAACAATCTTCTCAACTTTCTGTTTGATTGATTGAAAAGCAAACCGTGGCTCACCTACAACAGTAGAAACTGTAATGCAGTCAAACTCATCTTTACCCCACTTCTCTTGAGATTTAATCCAAGTGTTGAATAGAGTTTTCGATTCAAACAGCTTTTCACGTCCAGATGCTTTGTGGATAACATTACATTCATTTTTCTGTTGTTGTGCAGCAGAGCTATAGAGCAACGTATCGGCATCAATTACAAGTATTCGTTTTGTCATCCTCCCTCCTTAAAACAAAGGGGCTATAAAAGCCCCTTATAGATTAATCAGCAAGACGACCGTAAGCTTCTTTGATCTTTGTAAACTCTTCCGATTTCTCTTCAAAGACATTCTTAACATAGAGTGCAGCGGCAGCTTTCAGCGTCTTAACATCCAACTCAGCTTCTTTGCCGTTATCTTGCAGTGCTTTGACACTCAAACGAACGTCCTCAGCTTCGGTTAGAAGACGTACCATGTTGTTGAAAAATTCTACTTCGTTCATTTATTTCTCCTTAATAATTAAAATCAATTGTTACTTCTGGAACTTTACTACCTTCAATATCTACGCGAAAAGACACCTTATCGTAATCCTCACAATCAAGCTCTTTATCTTGTAGCTCATCAATCTTTGTAAGCAGGGAGCTTACAGCTCCTTTTTGGTAACGAACATAAGCCATTACACAACCAAGGATGTAAGCTTCTTCATCTGTAAGACTAAGAGTCTTCGTCTCTTCTGTTTTCATTCTTCCTCTCCTTTAAAAGGCCCCTATATTTCAAGGGGCTTTGTGAGATTTATCTTATACCATCAAACTACGAATACCACGATAGGGGTTGGCAAACGGT